GATAATACATATTCTACTGAAGCCTTACCTTCATTTCTACCATAAGCATAAGATTCAATTTCAGGACTATATAATTGTCCAAGTGGCATTTGATTGTTTTTAAACTCTAATGAACTTACTTTAACTTCTTTACCGAATTGAATTGGTGGATTTGTAACTCCCCCGCCAAAATTGGTTTCATAGCCATATTCTGCATATACACTAGAAGCAGATTTAACAAAAGTACCTGTTGCGGACATAACAAAAATTATCCTTCTTTCTATTTAAGTATTACTAGAATTATGGGTTAAGTCTTATGGCATCTACGTCTATATTATAGCGATATATGTTCCTAAATTCTTCATTTAATGACACTACATTTGTGGGTAAAATCTGTATATATTCCCTATTATTAATAGTTGAAACTACATTATTTTTCAATATTCTAGTACATTCATCTACAAGTTGTAAAACTCTAGTTTCACTTACACTAGTATATATGTCTAAAGTTATGGATATATCATGTAGCCAATCATAATTCCATTTACCATCTGAGCCTGTTCCCGCTATTATACTGTAAATTTGTGGGTTTTCGGTATCAAGACTAACTATGATCTCATCATAGGCTCTTTGTCCTACACCTACTGCTTTCTTTTTCCATTGAGTAGTAAAAACGGGCATTTTACCGCCTGTGCCATTAACCCAATTACTTTTTAGGTGATCTATTATATCATTTGCAAAATCTAAACCTGCTATTCCATCTGTCATTTATATTTCCTCAATGCTTTATAGAACTTAGTTGCGGTATTTATAGATTTACTAGCAGTTTTATTGGCTTTTTTAGCTATTCTATTGGCTTTCTTAATACTTTTGTTAATTTTCTTAAGAGCCTTATTTACATTCTTTTTAGCCTTATTTAATCTTCTACCCCATTTTCCTTTTTTCTTCACACTCACTCTTTTCAAACTAACTACTCCATGTTTTCCGATAAGTTTTTTTAATGCTTTTTTAACAAAAAACTTTGGTTTTATACCTTGACGTTCTATTTTTTTCATTATAAGCCATGTTACATTTTCAGATTGATCTGAAGGTACACCCAATTTTCCTTCTACCCATATTCTAAGAGCATCAAAATTTACAAAAGTTCCCGGTGCTAATCCCCAATTTACAATATGAGCATAAGGTGAATCAATTAAAACCATGTGAACACCATCCATTTTTACCCTGTGTATGCTATCTGTTAGTTTTCCTGTGAAATTTATATCTTCATCGCCTATTGTTTTCTTTAGATTATGAATTATTTTTTTGCTTATATTTACTTTCATTTTACCTATTTCAACAGTGTTTTCATCTAATATATAATCGGTATTACCCTGTTGTTGTACTTGTGCCAAACTACCACACCGGAGTTATTTCACTTCTAGTCCACAATATATTGTCTATTTCTTTTTGCCATCTATCCATAACTTTATCTTTATTGATGTTTCCTTCACCACCATAAGCAATTTGTGACATTGTAAAATCACTTGCTAAAATATCAAGACAAGTCATAAGTTTGCAACATTTTTGAATATCTCTTGGAACACTTTCATCTTCTGCAATACGTTCTTCTTGTTCACCACCATAACGATAAGTAACTCTAAATCTGTTTGCTCTAAGTATTGTAAACAAATATCCTCTTAAATAAATTACACCTTTAATTTCTTGAAAATATATTATACTGTCATTATCATTTGATGTTGGTGTATTATCACTCCAATTTTCCCCATCCCAAAGTTCAAACTTATCGCCTTTAGTATGATCAAATGGTTTAAGATTTCTTTTCTTTGGGAATAATGGCATACCTCTACCCCAATCATATAATTTATTTACACTAAATTCTTCCCTAACCTGTTTATCATCCATCCATGTATGACCTGTTAATCGGTCAATTCTATCTTCATTATCCATTATATAGTTTTTAATCATAGTTGTACTAGGATCTGAATTAGCATTTACTGATATTCTAAGCCAATCTGCTACGTCAGTAACAGTACAATAAACAGGTTCAGTTCTAGCCATATTAATAAAATAGTCTTATAATATTTAAATTAGATTATTCGTAAATGACGTTTAAAGCACCTGATGAGCCACTTGCTACGGTTGCGTGTAAAGCACCTTTAAATCCCAAGTCTAAATCTTGATGTGATACAGCGTTAAGTGCGGTACTTAATTTATATAAAATTGCCCCACTTGCATCAGTTTGTCTAATTTCCCAAACTCTATCGCCTGATACAGCGATTGAAATACTTCTTAATTTACCTGTTCTATTGACAATTTGACCAGCTGCGGTTACTAATTTGTGAGCATTTTTAGCCATTAATAATATAAAAAAGGAAGTGTTATATAAGGTTTCCCTTATACGCCACGAATTGCTACGGTGAGAGTACAAGTATGATTATTTGCGATATTTGCGTTGCTTGATCTTACTCTACCATGGATTTTTGCGGTAGCTGCATCTGAGCCAGCTGCTTCTACGAACTGATAAACATGGTTTTGGAAGTCGTTTTGTTGTTCGATAATACAGAAATATACCTGTCTAAATCCTACTTGTGTAAAGTCACAAGTGAGTTGACCGTTTACAAAATCTGCATTTCCGGTTACTGCAATATCACATACCATTTCTTTTTCTACACCAACCCCACCCGGTTTGATTGTGTGGGATCTATCAGCGTTTAAGTGCTGATATTTTGCGTTTGTAGTAATGGTTACTGCCATGTTAAAATTTTAATGTTTTTGGTATATAAAGATTATTATATATAGATTTATAATTCTTATCTATATACAGAATTTTTTAAAAATGAATAAAAAAAAGAAAAGGGAAATTTTAAGTTTTCTAAATTCCTGAAGCTATATCTCTAATTTTGGCTTGTGCTTTAAAGTTTCGACAAGTTGTTTCTGCTAACATATTATACAAAGCTCTATCTGTGAAAGCTTCGTTAATGAATGGATAGCCTTGTTGTCTTTTGCCTGCTTCATAATAAACGATTGGTTTCAATACTTGAATACCACATAATGGTTTATTTGGAGCGTTCTTATCTGCACTAGTGTTTAAGATGAGCAAGTCATCTACTTCACCTTCTGCTGATTGTGGTGTATCCTTTGAAGGAATGAATGGAAGTCCATATATTGTGGATATATGTAATCCTGCACCTGTACCAGTGAATGTGTCAACACCGTTTACGCCTACGCTAAATTCTGTTCTGAGATCAGCTGTGTTTTGAATACGATAAGCGTTCATATAGATTGATTGAACTTCGGAATATGTATCCTGTCCACCAATCATAACTGTTGGCTCTTTACCAGCTGCAATTCTCACATCTGCAAGTACATCTCTAATAACTGCATCAGTTAGTACATCTTTTGTACCGATTGTACCTGAAGGTGATTTTACAGTGGAGTCGTATGTTGTTGTAGATCTGTCAATTCCATTACCGTTTGCACTTGTCCATGGATCATAGTTGTCAGCGACAACGTTATGAGCCTCGAAAGTCCATTCTGCTTTGGATGCAACAATTCTATCTAATGATTCTAGATTTAATCTTTGGTTAGTGTTATCTTGTGCTACATTAACTGGAATGTCAGTGAGCATTTTGTTAACTCTTTCCTTAAATTGATCACTAGCGTAAACTCTTTGCTGTGCAAGAGATCCGTAGTTATCATCTCTAGAATTATCTACAAGCTGTTCTAATAACTCAGAAGCTTCGAATACATATTGTAGAGTCTTTGGTTTGACGGTGACTTCTTTAACAGTTGGTTTAACAGCTGTTGAGATTTGACCACCTTCTACAGTACCACCATATCCATGAACTTTGTCATTTACAGTTGGCAAATTAGCTGCCTTTGCTGAAAATATACGCCAACCTGAGAAATCCCAAACATATTTTGGCAAAGCTGCGAATATGTTTGCTTCCATGTTGAAGTTTGCCCATGCCATAGCTCCGAATAGTGGGTTATAGTTGCCCCCTGCACCCGGATCAGTTGTACTGAAACCTGCTTTTAAAATTTCATCAGGAGTTCTGTTATAGGTATAGTTTACTAGTTCATCGATTGAACGTAGTCCTAGATAGGTTGACAATTTAATATGCTCCCCCCGGTAGTCCGTTACCAAACTCACCGTTTTCTAGTTTGTTGTATGCTATAACGAGTGCTTCTTCTGCACTAGATGTTTGTCCGTTCCAACCGCCTGAAATGGCTTTCAAGATTTGATAGCCTGTTGGTGTGGTTGATTCGTCATCTCTAGCTCTTAAAGCTGGTCTTACAGTCTTTACAATTTCGTATTCAGAATCTACTTCATCAGATTTTTTGACTTCTTCCTTTTTATCATCTTTATCTTCAGAATCTTCAGTTTTTGCAACTTCTTCTTTTTTCTCATCTTCTTTTTTGTCCTCACCATCATCAGATTTGCCCATAGTTAAACTAGAAGCATCGTCTTTTGATTCTGCAACCTCATTTGGTTGTGGTTGAACGATAGAAGCTTGAGCTTTTGGTGAAGGTGCATAAGTTTCGCCTAATTTGTCAGGATCACCGACATCATTAGATGATTGAACTGCTGGTTTTTGAGTATCATCCTCAACACCTTTGTCAACTGGATTCTTGTTATGCTCTTTAATTAAAGTTTCAAGACCATCGAATCTTTTCTCGAAGGAATCAATTCTAGATTCTTGTGCTTTAACTAATTGTGCAAGAATAGATGTTACGGAAGAATCATCTGATTTTTGAATTTCAGAAATTTCTTCTGTTTTTGTAGTTTCTTGTGTCATGTTATTATATATAAAAAATATTTCTAGTATATAAATATAATTTTTAAAATTAAAAAGAATTATATACTATATTTTCTTGCTAATGTTTTTAAATATTCTATTGTTTCGTATTCTTCTATGGCTTTTTTAACAGTGTCAACCCCAAAATATTTAATCATTTTGTTTACATTACTGTTTGAATCAGTCATTGTGTTTGGTTTTTGTCTTGGTTGTTGAGGGAAATTACCTTTAGCATCTATATCACCTATTGGTTGATCTTTTTCCATTTCTTTGTTTTTCTTTCTTGCTTCTTCTTCTACACTCTCAGGTGTGCTTGGAATATGGTCTTTTTTAACACGTTGAAGTGGAATTTGTTTTACGTTATTTTTTGCAGGTGTTTTTGGAATTGTATTCATTAAATCATTAACTTGTTTTGGACTTCCAGTTGATTCACCTACATTATCTGCTCTTGTTTCAGCAGATCTTTGTACTAAAGTCTTAGAATCTAGTTTTTCTACTGGTTTATCAAATGGTTTTAATCCATGTTTAGTCTTGGATATACCGCAAATACCGCACTTATCTTCTTCACCTTTATAATCATGGTCTAAATCATCATCTACATTTATATCTGTTCCATTAGCATCTACAGGGTTACTAGCATCTGTACCACTGTTTGTATATACACTATTTGCTTTTTCAAACTTACAATGTATGCTATTACACCTAATTTGTTGTCTTTCTTGGTGTTCTTTAACCATTTTTTCTAGTCCAACTGCCTTTGCAAACTTGTTTACTTCCTCAATAATTGCAAATGGGTTAGCTGGTGTATCACATAATGCTATTTCATATAACTCTAATTTTCTTAATTCTAATGCCATTTTACCATCTTTGGCTATTGGTTCACGTTCTTTGCTTGCTCCACCCATACTTAATCCTGCATATTCACCTTTTACAACCTTATCCCAAACTTTATCATATAATGTAACTCCATCTTTTTTGTAAACTTCACCTGTAATTAAGACAGTTGGAACACCCTGATATTCTGATTTCTCATAAGCAAGAACCTTTCCTACCATTCTATTACTATGATAATCTGATATAACTGGATTTACTGACATGAAGGTTTCCATAATTTTCATAACTTCATTAACAAAAATGAACTCTTGTTGTCTATCAATGATTTCAGCAGTTATATGACCTTTAAAGATCCTACGTTCATCCACTGTATCGACTTCTATACCCTTTGTTATGAAATCGGGAAATTCTACATATTCTACCATGTATGAAACAACCTGTAATAGTATATAAAAATAATGTTGAAGAATTTTATACCGTTTATGCTTGACCTATTGATGATTGTTGGTTTTGACCTGCTCTAATTCCCAAATATGTTAGACCTGATCCAATCATAATGCCAAATACGAAGGTGAATATTGTTCCATATTGTTCAGCTGTCATCTGAACTTCAGGATCTAATAGAAGTCCTTTTACAGCTCCCCACCCAACAAATACTACTGCTGAGATTAGAGATAGTGCTACTATTAGTAGTGCTAAATCCTGCCTTTCCATATATAGTAAAAAAGAAAGGGTTATATAAAGGTTTAATTATATTTACTCATGGATTTTTATGTTTATGATAATGTATATACATACAATAAAAAACACCCTTTTTCAGGGAGTAGAACTGATAGACAGGAAATTACAAGTGTAGATATACCTGAAAACCACGCATTTTGGTTTTATACCCAAATGCAAATGGCTCAAGATAATTTAAATTTGAATAAAAGATATGTTCATATACACCCCGGAGTTGGAACTACAAATAAAACAAGATTTAATAATGAACCATTTCATGTAACAAGAAATTATATATTTTATAATAGTGAAGAAAAAAGAATTGAAATAAAAAAATCAATATTACCTTGGTCAAAGCCATTATTTGCAAAAAAATGTCTTTATTATGGTGCTAAATTACCACATAAAAAAATGACATTAATGGGTGAATGGTATTATGATTTTAGTACAAACTCAATCCACATGATAATTGATTATAATACTGAAACTGTTAAATTTCATTGGGAAGATATGGATGATGAACCATCAAGAGTTGAACAATTAAATAAAATTGCAGAATTAGAATATAAAATTAAAGAAGCAGAAAAACAGTTGGAATAATTAACCTCTAGAAAATCTTTGGTCTTTAGTTTGATCTCTAGTTATTCCATTTCCTATATATTCACCGGGATTTCTTGCATAAAATTTTCTTTTAATTATTTCATCAGGTGCATTATTTCTTCCACCTGATTTTCTATATGTTTTATGAACTAAAGATAATCGTTTCATACATTTATCACATAAAGAACAATTTATTTGCCATGAATCATTAAAAACCCAATCTGCGTGTATATCACATAATTCCCAACTTGTTTTTTTAGTTATTAAACACATTAATCCTTCTGTTCCTCTTTTTTCCATACACTCACCACACATATAGATCAATGTACTAATTACCTTATCATAAGTGCTACAACCATAACAATAGCCTTCACTATATTGGTTAATTTTTGTTTGTTCATCTTCTTGAACACGTTGTCTTAAATTTTTTGTATGTTGATTTTCTTTTTTTGCCTTTTCTTTTAGATCATTTACTCTAATTCTATCCTTAGAATCTAATCCATCATCATCTGTCCAACCAAATCTTTTACCCATTATCCAACTATCTCTTTAAGGATATATAAGATTTTCTCAGGGTGTATTCCCTTAGATTGAAAATATTGAACAATATTATATGCAGTTGCGTATGGCTTTTTATCCATATATTCTTTTATTTCCTTTAATAATTCAGTATCAGATTGCATTTTCCTTGTGTGTTTTTTCATGTTTAAAGATTTTTTCCATATCTTCAACTCTTAAATGATAAGATCCTTCATTTTGAGTAGTAAAATCACAATAAGGACAGTTGTATTTCATTAATCTTTATCAACCTGTTCCTTTAAAAATTTATCCCATTCTGATTGATTCATACCTTTTTTAATATTTTTGACTAATTCTGCTTTGTTACTTAATGTAGTTCCTGTTCCACTTGCAGGACTACTATCACCTGTTCCCCCTATATCACTTGGTCGTGCAATTTTTGGTTCACCATCAAATTTTTGTGCTTCACCTTCTTTTTTAGGTGAACTTGATTTTGTTTTATCATTTTTTCCACCGCCAATATTTTCACCTGTACCCATTCCACCACCCATCATCATTTCTTGTTTTTCAGGGTTTGGATATTGTGATACTAATATATTATTCTCGCCATCAAATGCAACGTCAAATCCCATACCATATAATTTTACAGTGTTATCGATCTTTTGTCCTCTAACCTGTTCCTCTCTAAGTTCATCAATTTCTTCACTTGTTACTAATTCAATTTTCCAATCATATATTTCCATTATATTGCTAACCTCATCAAAGAACTGCTCGTTCAAAAATCTTTGAAACCATTTAATAGTTCTGTTTGTAAGAGTAACCTGAAGTGCTTCATTTCCTAATCCTGCTTTAGCCTGCTCACCATAGAATAATGGTTGAACACCATATACAGTTGATATAATTTGTCTTAGTTCTTTTCTCATTTCAGTTAATTCAAGTTCTTTAAAGTTTGGTGTAAGATCAACAAATTGAAGTGCTTGACTTACATTTTCAGTATTTAGTAATATCGGTCTAGGCATATATGGATCTTGTCTTGCACCTTGACGTTGTTTTTCCATGAAAGCTGCAACTGATTCTTGGTTTCTACTACCCATAACTAACAAACTTTTTGGTGGTCTTTCCTTATCAAAGTATTTCCACATATATTCATCTTGGAACATTAATGATAATACTTTCTTCCATACTGATTGAATTGGGGAATTTCCATATAAAACATCAGGATAATATTTTCCCGGAATCCAAATTACTTCT